AAAGATTAGATGAGGGATGGTTAGGTACTGGTGTATATGTAACTGATAATGAAAACTTAGCTAAATACTATACAAATTTAAAAAAATTACGAATAAAAGCTGGCCGTTTACCATCTGGCCCTACAGACCCAATTATTATGCCTTTGTATGCTCGTTTAGAAAATCCTTATATTGCAACTGTAGATGATAAAGAATTAGTTAGGTCAGGTCAGGTATCCGCAGAACAATTTAAAGACAAACTTATTGCACAAGGACATGACGGTGCAATTATGCCTGTTCTTAATGGTAATGAAATTGTTGTGTTTGATAATAAAGCAGTAAAATCAACAATGAATAGCGGTACATGGGATACAGAAATAGCAAACATATATAAACAACAAACACAGGAAATATTGGCACAAAGAGGTAAACAAAAAAAGGGTAAGCCAGTACCACAAGCTGTATTACAAATAGCAAATATTGTTGAAAATTTTGATTTTGCAGCTAGTAAACCTTTTGGAACTATTAAAGATTTTAAAATTGAAATACAAAAACGTGTTAATGATGAAGCTAAAAAAGGTAAAGTTGACGTTTCAGATTTTACTCAAGAAGTAGAAAAATATTTAGTACAAACATTACTAGCAGATGCTCAATACGCACTTGTAGAAAACCCAAATGCAATAGGTTGGTACAACGAAAAAGTAACAAAAGCTAAAAAATTATTAGCACTTGTACATCCAGAGTTAGCTACTGACGCAGCATCAAATTTTGCTTTTACTTGGGCATTAGCAACTACGTCTAACGGTATAGATGTAAATACAAATTTTGACCTTGCAGAAGATGTATACAGTTACTGGAAACAAAATAATAAATTTCCAACACCTTATGGGCAGGGCAAAGCAGGTCGTGCAATGACAAAAAGTTTTAAATTAATAAATGAATTAATTGAAAAAAACGGTGTAGAAGACGTTGAAAAATTTATGAGTACAACACATACAGTAAAAGAAGTCCAAACGTATACAGGTGTTAAAATTAGAGATTTTGGTATAAATGAAATAGTTTATGGTGCTGCTGTTATTGGCCCTAAAATAGGTAATGGATTTTTTGCAAATTTATACGGTAACTATGAACAATTAACTTTAGATAGATGGGCTATGCGTACATGGGGTCGCATGACAGGTACTCTTGTTACTGACTATACAAAACAAGCTAGAACTAAACGTAACCAATTAAAACAATTAATTAAGGCATTAAATAAAGAACAAAAAAAAGCATTTGAAACAATTCTTGGAAGAAAACTTACTTTAGGTGATTTAGATCAAGTTGCAAAAAGAATAGAAACTAGAACAACCATACCTGCTAATCGTGATTTGATGGCAGAAATTTCTTTAATTCAACCAGACAATGATGTGGCAGACACAATAACAAACATTATGGGTGTACCTAAAAAAGGTGTACCTAGAATAGGTATTGGAGATGAAATACGCAAAGCAGGTAATTCATTGGCAGGTTATTTAGATGGTCAAAAAGAACAACCTAAAGGGCCAGTAGAAAGAAGATTTATAGAAAAAGTTTTTGGACAGGTATTGCCAATATTGCAACAACAAAATCCAAATTTAACAATGGCAGATTTACAGGCATTAATGTGGTATCCGGAAAAAAAATTATATGACACTGCAAAATTAAAAGAAGAAGTAATAGAAACAGGTTATGAAGATAACGCAGCACCTGATTATGCCAATGCTGCTGCAAGTCTAGTTGCTAGAATGGGTGTATCAGAAATTGACATACAATCTACACTACAGGAGGTAGACAATGAGTTATCAGTACAATCCGAGGAGCAATCAGGAATCACACAACGAGATGATGGAGGATCTGGACAGATACGAGAGATTGATACTTTCCAACAACAAAGAAAGATTGACGAAGACACAGGACTTCCCCTTAACGCAGACGGAACAGTTACCGTCTACCACCACACAAATAGAAGAGCAGCAGAACGAATCAAAGCCACCGGTGAACTTAGAAGTGCTGGAGAACCTGATGTCTACGTTACCACCAGAGCTATCACAGACACTGGCTATGGCGATACAGCAGTTGCCATCCGGGTCGAACCTTCTCGACTTAGTCTCGATGATGAATTCCCTAACGGACGAAGAGATTACAGACTCTCAGTTGGAAAGCCTAGAGGGTCTATTCGAGTAAAAGTTGGAGAATTTTTAACACAATCAGATCCTGACGGTATAAGAGGTGGATTTGATCCTAAAACATTAACTACAGTACTAACTAAAGAATCTGATTTCTCTACGTTTTTACATGAGACAGCACATTATATGTTGACCGTTATGGAAGACATAGCAATGTCTGATCAAGCATCACAACAGCAACTTGATGATTTTCAAACATTGTTAAATTTCTTTGGTGTAAAAGATGCACAAGCTTGGAATCAATTATCTATAGATCAAAAAAGAAAATCTCACGAAGCATTTGCATATAATTACGAAATTTATTTATATGAAGGCAAAGCACCAAGTACAAAATTACAAGAAATATTTAATAAATTTAGTAAGTTTTTACGCAGAATTTACAAATCTATTAGAGATGAATTGAATGTTATATACAGAAAAGAAAACGGCCAAGATTTGCCAATATTAACTGATGAGATTAGGGCGGTTATGGATCGTATGTTAGCTACTGAAGAACAAATAACACAAGCTGAAGAGATTTATGGAATGAAAGCTATGTTCCAAACACAAGAACAAAGCGGTATGGATGACGCAACATGGAATGAATATACAAAAGCAATGCAAGAAGCAGAAGATAAATCTATGGAACAATTAACAAAAGCTAGTATGCGACAGGTAAAATGGTTATCTAATGCTAGAAGTAAAGTATTAAAGGATATACAAAAAGACGTAGAAAAAACTAGAAAAAAAGTAATACAAGAAGAAACTAATAAAATAGAAAAAGAAAAATTATATCAGGTACAAGCATTTTTAAAACGTGGTGAATTTATTAACGATCAAGGAGAAAGAGTTGTTGCTGGATCTGGTCACAAGATAGAAATAGCATCATTAAAAAATTTAGTGCCATTTTATGACATGGCTACAGAAATAAAAAAATTGCGTACAGGTAAATACGGCATGGTAGCAAAAGAAGGTATGCCAGTATCTCTTGTTGCAGAGATGTTTGGTTTTAATAATCCAGTAGAGATGATAAATGCGTTAGTAGATATGCGGCCAATAAAAGAAGTAGTTATGGAACGTACAGATCAACGTATGCTTAATGAGTTTAGTAATCTTACTGATCCAAGAAGACAAGAATTACAGGTACAAGAAGCAATACATAATGAAGCTAGAGCTAGATTTATATCTGTTGAACTACGTTTTTTATCTAAATCTATGCAGCCAGTACGATATCAAGTTGCTGCTGCTAAACAAGTTGCTAAAGAATTATTAGCTAAGAAAAGATTAAAAGATATAAGGCCATCGCAATTTAGCCGTAATGAAATAAAAGCTGCAAAAGCTGCGGAAGCTGCAATGAAAAAAGGTGATACTCTTGCTGCAATTAAAGCTAAAAAATCACAGTTACTTAATAATCAGTTAGCAAAAGAAGCACTAGAAATACACAAGACTTTTGATAAAGCACAAAAATTATTTAAACAAGTATTTGGTTCTGACAAAAAAATAGCAACAAGAAGAAATATGGATTTAATTAGTGCTGCTAGAGCAATACTTGCTGCTTATGGATTAGGCCCTGCCGTAGATAAACCTGCTGCATATACAGACAAATTACAAGCATATAATCCTGATATGTTTGAACAACTGAAACCATTAATAGAAGATCTTACCTTTGAAGGACAACAAGACATAAAAGATTTGACAGGTGAAAAATTTGATACTGTTTACGAAATGATTCAGACATTGTGGTATCAATCACGCAGAGATAAGCAAGTTGTTATAGAAGGCAAACGTGTAGAGCTAGAAGCAGTAGTAGATGAATTGGTTGACGTTATGTCAAGAATGAAAACACCAGAACCAGTTGGTATTAAAGCAGCACCAAAAACTAGAGTACGTTTTATGAGGGCAATGCAGCAGGGTAAAGCAATGCTAAGACGTATAGAGCATTGGGCAGATGGTATGGACGGTGCAACAAAAACTGGTAAAGGTTTAATTGGTAGCGTTGTTTTAGAACGTGATGAGGTACGAGCAGGTGCATTTACTAGATATATTTGGCGTCCAGTAAAAGATGCATTAAATAAATACAGAATAGAAAGAACTAATTACACAAAACGATATTCACAAATGATTAGCAAATTAGATTTGCCTAAAGGAAAAATTGTATCTGGAGAGTTTGGTTATACATTTGGTAATGCTAATGGTGATTTTGGTAAAGCTGAATTGCTTGGTGCTATGTTGCATACTGGCAATACAAGTAACTTGCGTAAACTGTTATTAGGTAGAGGTTGGGCAGCACTTAATGAAGATGGATCTATAAATACAACTGCATGGGATACTTTTGTAGCTCGTATGATTAATGAAGGTGTATTGACTAAAGAAGACTATACGTTTTTACAAGAAGTATGGGATCTTAATGAGCAAATGAAACCCCTTATACAAAAAGCACATAACGATGTTTATGGATATTATTTTAAAGAAGTAGAAGCAACACCTACAGTTAACAGGTATGGATCATTTAGAGGTGGTTATGTACCAGCAAAAACAGATTCTTTTTTAGTAAGCGAAACAGAAATAAAAGCAAAGTTAGAAGATTTAAGAAGTGAGTTTAGACAATCACTACCTTCTACTGGTAATGGTTTTACAAAAGAACGTGTGGAATATAACAAGCCATTATCGTTAGATTTACGCATAATGACTAAACATATAGATGATGCATTGCGTTTTGCGTTTGTACAACCTGCAATAGAAGATGTATTTAAAATTTTAAAAAATAAAACTTTTGCTAATAGATTGTCAGAATTAGATCCAACAATAATGGACAATGCATTAATGCCGTGGCTTAATCGTTCTGCTCGTCAAACAACAATGACAGCAGGTAGGTTTAAAGGTTTTGATAAGTTTTGGACACAAGTTAGAAGAAGTACTGGTGTTGGCATAATGTTTGCAAATATAAGAAATGGTTTACAGCAATTTACAGGGTATTTCCCTGCAATGATTAAGGTAGGGCCTAGTTATTTAAAAAGTGCATTAGCACAATATGTACGCAATCCAATGCAATTTCAAGAAGAAATAGCAGAATTATCACCTTTTATGAAAGAACGTCAATTTAACCAAATATTTGATGTGCAAGATACATTGAACCAATTGCTAATAAATCCAAATGCATATCAAAAAATACAAAAATGGGCAGAAAGACATGGATATTTTATGCAGCAAGCATTTCAAAATCAAGTAGATACTGTAGTTTGGTCTGCTACTTACAACAAAGTTTTAACTGAAAGTCCAAAAACTATGTCAGAAATACAGGTACAAAAAGAAGCCATACAGCAAGCAGATGCAAATGTACGTTTAACACAAGATAGTTTACAAGCAGAAGATTTAGCAGCATTTCAAGTAGGTTCTCCTTTTTATAAAACAATGGTGCAATTTGGTGGTTATTTCAATATGATTGCAAATTTAAATGCAACACAATATAAAAAATTATTTAATGATTTAGGATTTAGAGTTGGAGGTAAAGGTACTGGTCAATTATTTATGTCATATTTATTAGGTTTTGGTATGCCAGCTATAATTGCAGATTTAATAGTAAGAGCAACAGGCGGTGATTTAAATGATGAAGACGAGGATGGTTATTTAGATGATATTGCAAGTTGGTTTTTTGGTTCACAATTTAGGGCTGCTGCTGCATTAGTGCCTTTTGGCAATATAGCTATTGTGCCATTTAATTCATTAAACGATTTGCCATATGATGATCGCATGACAACAAGTCCATCTATGTCTACTTTAGAAGCAGCAAGTGTTGGTACTATAAGAACTGTACTTAATTTGATTGATCCTGATAAAGAACTTACAGGTAAAAACATAAGAGATGTATTATCAGCATTAACGTTAGCTACAGGAATACCTTTTACATTATTAGGCCGTCCTATTAGTATTCAATACGATATTAATAAAGGTCTTATAGAACCAGAAAATGCACCAGATCATATAAGAGCGTTGTTTACAGGTAAAGCTAGTCGCAGAAGTAGGGAGTAAAGGTGTGACCGTAAAGCAGATAGATATTGGTAATCTAAATAAGATAGTGAATAAGTCTAGTTAATGACAATAAATTCGACTACACGAAAGACAGGTAACTTAGTTGGTAATGGTAATACTGCAACATATCCTTTTGCCTTCAAAGTTTTTACTGATGCAGATGTAGTTGTAAAAAAATTAGAAGTAAGTACAAGTATAGAAACTACATTAACTTTAGGCGTTAACAACGATTATATAGTTACTTTAAGTGATGATCAAAATGGAAACCCCGGTGGAAGCATAACTTTAAAATCAGGAGGTAATGATTTTAATTTGCCTACTGGGTTTGAACTTGTTATTACATCTGCTGTACAACCATTACAAGGTACAGATCTTACAAACCAAGGTGGTTTTTTTCCAGAAGTTATTAACGATGCATTAGATAAAGCAGTTGTATTGCATCAACAACAACAAGAAAAATTAGACAGATCTATAAGTTTTTCATTGACAAATACTATTGGTAATTTAGAAATTACTGAAAATGCTAACGCTAGAAAAAACAGAGTTTTAGGTTTTGATAACTTAGGTGAATTTGAAGTATTAAGAGAATTAGGAACATACCGTGGTGATTGGGCAGCAAGTCGTAATTATGCAGTTAGAGATTTAGTTAAAGATACATCAACAAATAATATTTTCTTTTGTAATACAGCACATACATCATCTGGTTCTCAACCACTAACAACTAATGCTAATTCTGCAAATTGGGATTTAATTGTAGACGCAGAATCAGCAACTATATCAGCAAACAATGCAGCAGCATCTGCTACAGCATCTGCCAACTCAGCAACTGCATCGGCTAATAGTGCTACAGCAGCAGCGACATCTGAAACAAATGCTGCAAGCTCTGCATCAACTGCAACTTCAAAAGCTACTCAAGCAGATACCGCAAAAACAGCCGCAGAAACTGCACAAGCCGCAGCAGAAACTGCACAAACGGCAGCGGAAACAGCATTAGATACTTTTGATGATAGATATTTAGGTGCTAAATCTTCTGATCCTACGTTAGACAATGATGGTAACGCACTTATAGATGGAGCTTTATATTTTAATACAACAGATAACGTCACTAAAGTTTATGACCTTGGTAACACTGTATGGGTATTATTAAAACTGTCATCGAATGATCAATCAAAAGTTAACACTATTGAAGCAAACATAAGCAATGTAAATGCAGTTGGAAGCAACATTTCTAATGTTAATGCAGTAGCCAATAATGAAACTAATATAAATGCTGTTAATGCAAACCAGAACAATATAGATACTGTTGCAGCAGCAAATGCAAATGTCAATGCAGTTGGTAGTAATATCTCTAATGTAAACGCAGTCGCTGCTAATGCTTCTAATATTAATGCAGTTCAATCTAATGAAACAAATATAAACACTGTTGCAGGGTCAAATGCAAATATAAATACAGTTGCTAATAATATAGGAGATGTTAATACAGTAGCAGCAGATATAGCTAAAGTTGTAAAAGTAGCTGATGATTTAAATGAAACTGTTTCTGAGATAGAAGTAGCAGCAGCAGATTTACAAGAAACGACTTCTGAAATAGATACTGTTGCAAACGCTATAGCAAATGTAGATACAGTTGGAAATAACATTGCAAACGTAAACACGGTAGCTGGCATATCTACTGATGTTACAGATGTAGCTAATATAAAAGATGACGTTACGGCAGTAGCAGGTAATAATGCTAACGTTACTGCTGTTAAAAATAACGAAACTAATATAAATACAGTTGCAACTAACATAAGTAATGTTGTAGCAGCAGGTACAAACATAGTAGATATAAATAATTTTGGAGATATATATCAAATATCAAATAATCAACCTACACAAAGAGCAGATGGCAGTGCTTTGCAAGATGGAGATTTATGGTACGACAGTTCTAATGATAATTTACTTGTTTATACTGGTAGTACATTTTCAATAATTACACCTTCACAATCAGTTTTAAATGATGTAGCAATTGTATCTGGAGCTATAACATTTGCTGAAGATTTAGGTTTAATTACAAATCCAGTAACAACAGGTTCGTCAAACGGTTCATTAGAAATTGTTGCAGATACATTAGAAGATGAAATTACGTTTGTTGTAACAGCAGCTACAGGTAAATTTATTATTGATGGTGTTGATAAACCTCCTCTTACATTACATAAAGGTTGGACATATACATTTGATATAAGTGATGCGTCTAATGCTACTCATCCACTACGTTTTCAAAGCAATGGAAATCCTTATAGTACTAACGTTACAGTTACTGGTACACAAGGTCAGGCTGGAGCAAAAGTAGTTATTAAAATTCCAGAATCTCAACCAACTAGTTTTCAATACTATTGCACAAACCATAGCGGAATGGGTAATAATATTACTGTTGTAGAAGACCCAATAAAACAAGTAGCTGATGTTGCAGATGATTTAGACACAATTGTTCAAGGTAATCATCTTACAAATTTATCAACTGTAGCTACAGCTATTGCTAATGTTAATACTGTCGGAAGCAATATAAGCAATGTAAATTCTTTTGCTAGTGTATATACAATATCTGCAAACGCACCTAGTAATCCAGTTAGTGGTGATCTATGGTATGACACAAGTACTAATCAATTAAAGAACTATAATGGTAGTGCATGGTTAGCCATTACAGCTAGTTCTGGCATACAAAATGTTGTTGACGATGCAACTCCGCAATTAGGCGGTGCGTTGGATGGTCAAAACAACAATCTGACCAACATAGGCACTATAGATGGTGCTAATTTACAACTCGATTTTGGTACTATTTAAATGGCTAAATTATTAAAACTAAGGAGAGGTAACACTTCACAGCATGGTAATTTTACTGGTGCTGAAGGCGAAGTTACAGTAGATACTGACAAGGATACTCTTGTCGTACATGACGGCCAAAATGCTGGAGGTAAACCACTAGCTAAAGAAGATATGTCTAACGTATCTTCAGCTTCCATTGCTGGTAGATTAGACGATGATTCTATAGCACCTTCTAAAATTGCTGCTGGAGTTTTACCAACAGATGTAACAGTAGCTAGTGCAAACATAGTTGACGGAACAATTGTAGACGCGGACGTTAATGCAAGTGCAGCTATACAAGGAACTAAAATTTCTCCTAATTTTGGTAGTCAAAATATAGTTACATCAGGCACAGTTGACGGAAAGGACATATCAGCATTAGGAATTACTGGTACTACTTTAGACAACGGTGTAACTGCAACCACTCAATCAGCAAATGACAACTCAACTAAGGTTGCTACAACAGCTTATACAGATACCGCAATATCAAACCTAGTTGACTCTAGCCCTGCTGCATTAAATACACTTAATGAATTAGCGGCTGCACTAGGAGATGATGCTAACTTCTCTACAACTGTTAATAACAACATAGCAGCTAAATTACCTCTTGCTGGTGGTACTATTACAGGTGATGTTACTATCGCTTCTGGTACAACAAACAAAAATGTCAATATAGATGTTGATAGTAAAATTAGATTTGATGATAATTTAAAAGCTACATTTGGTAATGGTGATGACCTACAAATTTATCACGATTCTTCAAATTCTTATATAAAAGATACAAATGATTATTTATTTATATCTGGAAACAACGGTGTAGTAATAAAATCTAATTCTAGTGGTACTGAAGAAAATCAAATACGTTGTATTAATAACGGAGCAGTAGAGCTTTATAACGGAATGGGTGGTAATGCTGCCCAGAAAAAATTTGAGACTACAGGAACAGGAGTGTCTGTAACAGGTGCTTTAGTAGCATCTGATGACATAACTGCATTCTCAGATCAAACACTTAAAAAAGATATAACTACAATTAATGATGCTTTAGGTCTGTGCGGTAAGTTAAGAGGTGTTTCTTATAAGTGGATTAAAGATGATAAACCGAGTATTGGTGTTATCGCACAAGAAATAGAACAACA